CGTGATGCCGGAAGTGAAGCTGGGCGAGTGGGTCTATTTCTACGCCCATGAAGGTGCCGACCCTGTGGTGGCCATGGTCCAGCAAGTCGGGAAAAGCACCCTGGTGCTGTGGTCGATTTCCCCTGGCTACGGGGGCGTGGAGCGGCCCAGCGTCCACCACAAGGACGATCCCCGGATGGCGGAAAACCCCGAGTGGAAGACCTACGGGACGTGGGACCACCAGCCCCGTGACCCCAAGCTCGCCATCCTGAGTGAGCGGGTTTCGGCCCTGGAGCGGCGTTTGGAAGCCGTGGAAGGCAAAAAGGCCAAATAGGGGCATTGATCAGTAGGAGATCACATGTCCGAACAGAACCCCCTGCGGCCGATAGTCCAGTCCTGGATAAAGAAAATAACGCTTGCGCAGAAGCACAAGAGGCCCTTCACCTCGGATGCCCAGGAGGCGATGGACTTCTACTGCGGCGATCCAGACTTCATGTGGAAGGATGCCTACGCCCGGGGTGAGAGGGGCTACAACCGCGGCCTGTCTCCCCCCGAGTTCCGCATGCAGGTGAACCGTGTGTGGGAGGCCGTCCGCATCTTCTCGGCGGTCATCCACCACCGGAACCCCGAGCGGCTTGTGACCCCCAGGCAGTATCCGGTCATCCCGCCGGAACTCCTGGGAATCCAGCCCCAGCCTCCCGTGCCGCAGATGGGGCCAGATGGGCAACCCGTCATGGGGCCTGACGGCCAGCCGGTGATGATGCCGGACCCGCAGATCATGGCCTACCAGCAGGGCCTGCAGCAGCAGCAGTTCATGTTTGGCCGGCGACAGGTTGTCTCCAAGCTTCTGGAGGACTACCTGAACTACACGCCCAACGAACTGGACCTCAAGCGCCATTCCCGCAAGGTGGTGGAAGAGGCGTTCATCAAAGGCGCCGGGGTGTGGTGGCATGAACTGTATTCGCCTCCAGGCTCCACCGTGAAGATGGCCGGGTCGTTCTTCGACTCCATCGACAACATCGTTTGGGACGCGGACGCCGACGAGTTTGAGGACATCCGCTGGGCGGCACGCAAGCGCATCCAGCCAGTCAATGAGGTGGCGGCGAAGTTCGGCCTGAATCCTGAAGACCTCAAGGGTCACCTGGAGAGCTACCAAGCCCGGGAGGACGTGGACGCCCGCGGGTACGAGTACAAGAGGAAGCAGGGCAAGACCAACGATCTGATCTGCTACTGGGAGATTTATTCCAAGACGGGGTTCGGTGACAGGCTCAAGGATGCAGAGCCGGACCTGAAGGGGAAGTTCGACGCCCTCGGGCAGAACTGCTACTTGGTCGTTGCAGAGGGAATCGATTACCCGCTGAACATCCCTCCCGCCATCCTCCAGGAAGAGGTGGACGAGACGGGCATTCCCCAGCAGTTGTTCATGAATGCCCAGTGGCCGATCCCGTTCTGGGTGGAGCCGAACGGCTGGCCCTTCACGTTGCTTGCGTGGCATGGCAAACCGGGCTACTCCTGGCCCATCAGTATTATCCGCCCTGGCATCGGGGAGCTTCGATTTATCAATTGGGCGATGAGTTTCTTGGCGACTCGCATCGCCACTAGTTCGCAGACACTCATCGGCGTATCGAAGTCAGCAGACCCCGATATCAAGGCCAAGCTGCTTGAGCGCAGTGAGGGCGGCTTCAAGATCGTTGAAATCTCCGAGGCCATCGGCCGAAACGTCAACGACGTGATCTCGGTGTTCAGCATGCCCGGCGTGACGCAGGACATGTACCAGATCATTGCCGAGGTGACGAACCTGTTTGACCGCCGCGTGGGTCTGACAGAACTCATTTACGGCATGACTCGCTCATCCTTCAGGTCGGCTGCAGAAGCCGCCGTGAAGTCGGAACAGATTTCGGTCAGGCCCGACGATTACGCCAACACGCTGGAAGACGCCATGACCGAGGTGTCCCGCAAAGAGGCGCTGTTGGCGAGGTGGATGATCCAGCCGCAGGACATTGCTCCGCTCCTTGGCCCCATGGCCGCGCAAGCCTGGGCGCTGCACGTCCAGCAGGAAGACCCGGAAAGCATCGTCAGGGAATACTCGTACCGCATCGAAGCGGGCTCCATCAAGAAGCCGAACATCGCCACCAAGATTGAGAATCTGAACCAAGCGATGCAGACCCTCATGCCAGTGGCGCAAGGGCTAATGCAGGCCGGGAAGCCGGAACTGTTCAATTCTCTGATCACCGACTGGGGCGATGCCATGAACTTTGACGTGTCGAAGTACATGATCCCCCCTCCTCCACCTCCCCCGCCTCCAGGCGAGCCAAATAGTCCGACGCCCCCGCAAGGACAATAACCCTATATGGACGTTCCCGTAGAAGTTTTGCGTTCCGGCCGAGAGGCCATTGACCGCTACATCAGAGCCCTGCCGTACGGCGAGAATTGGGCCGCCATGGTCGCCACCCAGATCGCCCCAGGAACCAAGGGGTCCGACCGGGCGTTCATGGAGGGGCGTCTAAACAACCAGCAGTTGGACGAGATGCCCACCCGGCAGGCCAAGTTCATCTCCCAGCAGGCTCGGGACGCGGGGATCAGCATCTCGGGCAAGTACTACTGCGGCGGCATCGCGGATCACCGCGGCTGGCGTGACCCCGAGGCGTGGGTGTCATCCAACGATGACATCCGGCGGGTCGCCATGAAGCGCGGGCACACGGTGTCCGGCAGCGTCAACTACGACGCCGGCCCCGCGCCGCCTGTCAAACGCAAGGCGTTGAGCGAGAGGATCATCAAGGAAGAGATCGCCCGGGAGAAGAGGCTGAACCCGGGGCTCAAGGTCACGCCCGAACTGCGGCACAAGATCATCGAACGTCACGCCCATCCCAAGTTGCGAGGAAAGTAATGGCCATCATTGAGAGGTTCTTTTCACCGGGCTCGGTCATCACCGCATGCTCGTCCGCGGCGACCACCGCGCCCAGGTTTCCTTTTGGCCGCTGGGCCGGTGGCGGGGTGCTGATCACCGACACCAACAGTGCCACGCAGATCAACTGGTATGCATCCTCGGGCAACGAGACGGTGCCCGTCCAGGTCTACGGTGCCGATGGCTCGGCCGTCACCTCGGCCGTCACTGTGGGCGGGATTCCGATCCCCGATGCGTGCTTTGGCTATCCGTACGTGGCCCCCATCATTACTGGCGCCGCCTCCTGCCAGATGACCGTCTGCGTAAAGGGCTAGTCGCATGGCGATGAACCAGCGGCTGATGCGGCCGGTGGCATCCGGCCCGACCTACCACCCAGAGGCACTGACGTGGCGCACGGCAGCACTGGCAAATGGCGGCACCGGAATAACTGCCTCCACAATGCAGGCGGTATCCGACTTTTGTGCAGCCATTGATGCGGCTGGCATTCGATCAGCGTTCCTGCGCTTGAATCTCGTTTGCGGCGGGAATTTAGCAGCCGCTCGCACGCCGCTTTACCGAGGAGCCTCGGCCACCGGCACGCAATACGGGCCTGTCATCGACGTAAACGTCGGCCCACTGGCAGAAGAAGATTACACGCAGGCAACCGGCGTCTACTTCAACGGACTGAGCAAATACATCGACACTGGACTCACAATCGGCAGCCTGTACTCGTTCGGTGCCGGCGCGTCCGACACGCATGCAAGCGTCTATCTGCGGACCAATGATTTTGGCCCCCATTTCGGCGGCCAGGATTACGCAGGCGCGTATTCCAACAACGCCGTGGCCTTGGACGCTGGAAGCAGTGGTGGATTCATCGCTGACTACGCCCCTGTTTTGCGAATCGGCAATGTGAATTATGGCGAAGGCGAAATTTTTACAGCCGCGGCACATGCCCTTGGGCATCATCTGGCAATGCGATCCAGTGATTCCGCCGGCGTGTATTTGCAGGCTGGAACGGATGTGACCGGAACCATCACTGGCTACACCGCCGCGTTCGCTTCGGGAGACAGCACGCCGCTCTATTTTGGCGCGACGTGGTCGTCAACAGACAACGGCAGTGGGCCAGAGCCAAACCCGTTTCTTGGTCGGGCAACGCTGGCTGCGTACTCTGTCGGGCGCATTCAGGGCCTGAGTGACAGCGCAGGGCGAGTTGGATTTTACAACGCCATGCAGGCATTTCAGGCGGCGCTGGGGAGGGATGTGTAATGGGCTGGCTTGCAGTGACCGACGAGCAGCGCGCATCGCTCGCGGCGATCAATACAGGCAGCGTGAGGGTCAACGTGGTACGCGGAACGCAGGGCGGCTGGCTAGTGTGCGATGACGCACTTGCCGAAGCAGTGCCCGGCGGGTCGCTGTCGCAGTTTGCAGAGTGGTATTCATGGCTGACGCCCAGCGATGACGTGCCGGCGCCGCGGCCACCCAGAAAGAAATAATGGCCTACCTTACTTACTTTGACGTGGTCGAACACTTGATCGTCTCGTCGTTCGGCGGGCCGCAGGATGCCGAGCAAAGGGACATCCGCGCCGCCGTGCAGCGGGCATATGACGAGGTGACAACGATCCGGGATTGGTCGTTCTATTCGGTCCACGGCCGGGTGGTGACCGTCGCTCCCGTGACCGATGGGACCGTCTCCTTCTCCACGTCAACCAATCAACTCACTCTCACAGGGGCTACGTGGCCTGCCTGGGCCGGCAGTGCGACGATCCGCGTGGGAAACCGGGTGGCCGACATTGCTTCTCGGGACAGCAGCACGGTCCTGACATTGGACTCACAGGTCACGTTCCCCGCGAACTTTTCCGGCGAGTCCTACATCCTGTATCAGACTATCTATCCGCTGCCTACTGATCTGCGGAACATGGACGAGCCCTCCAATGAGTTCTTCTGGTGGTCGGGCATCTATCTGACCCCCGATGAGGCGATGAAGGTGGAGCGGGTCAACTACCGATCCGGTTTTCCACTTCACTGGACCATCATCAAAGACCCCGCCTCCTACGGCTGGGCCGTGAAGCTCATCGGCTATCCGATCAAGCAGGAGACGATTGACTTCACCTATCGACGGCGCCCTCGGCCGATTCGGTATTCCGGCCATGAGGCTGCCCTTCGTCAGGGAACCATCGCTCGGTCATCCGCCACAGTCACCGGGACGGGCACGGCGTTTTCATCTGCCGTGGTGGGTTCGATCCTGCGGGTCGGTGACACCACCAATTCTCCTGGACCGATGGAGTCCATTACTCCGTGGGCGTCGGAGTCCAAGATCACCGCAGTGGCCAGTGCTACAGGACTCACCACGGCTGATTCTGGGACGGTGGCCTCGTCAACCAAGTATCTGATCACCGATCCGATTGACGTGCCGCCGCACATGCACAACGTCATTCGGTCTGGGGCGGAATATTGGCTGGCCCGCATCCGCGATCAGAAGCCCGACAAGGTGTTCTCTATGTACCAGCGTGACCTGCGCTTGGCCATGGAGATGGACACCCTTGCCCCGACATCGGGACGATCCAAGGACATCTGGTCCGACCGCGGCTGGAGAAGCCCTCTGCAATCAGACGGTGGCACCACATGATCGTCATCGACACCTGGAAGGGGCTTGTCACCAACGGCAGTCCATACGCCTTGCCTCCGGGGGCGGCTGTGGCACAGACAAACTTCCAGTGCCGCCGGCCGGGCGAACTGCATTCCCGCCGAGGGCAGACGGCCAAGACCGCCGGCGCCCAGATGCTTGAGATGTTTCGCTGCCCAGTGGGCGCAAGCGAGAAGGTTGTCTATCTAGCCGCTGACGGCTCTATCGGTATTACGGGGGCCATCACTTGACGGTCCAGAGTACGTGGTCAACGACACGCCCAATGTGCTTTGCCCGCGGACGCAACGGAGACGTGTACGGCGTCAACGGCTTGGAGCGCGGCGTGCGTTACGACGTTGCCGCCGATGTGAAGCATTACTTGGGCATGGCTGCGCCGACGAACAAGCCCACGCTATCTTCTAGCGCATCGTCGCCCAAATATTACATCGCCGGCATCGACATCATCGACGGCGGCTTCAACTACAAAAAAGTACCCACCGTCACGTTCTCGGGCGGTTCTGGAAGCGGCGCTGCCGCCAAGGTGGTGATGACCGACTCCCGCATCACGCAAGTGCTGATGCAGGACTACGGTACGAATTATACGTCCGCACCAACCATCACCATCGATGAACCAGACACCACGCCGCCGACAGGGGCCGGTGCCACGTTTACCGTGAATGGGTCGGGCGGTATTACGGATGTTCGTCCGACGAATGTTGGCAGCGGCTACACTTCGGCGCCCACCATAACCTTGAGTGGCGGGGGTGGAAGTGGCGCTGTGCTACGTGCGGAGATCGACGCCGCTGGGGCAGTGGCGGCGGTGACCATCGTCAACTCTGGCACGGGATACACCTCGGCGCCGACGTTGACTTTCTCGTCTGCGCCGGGCGGTGGAACCACGGCCACTGGCACGGCCGTCATAACCCTGGCAGTCACCTCTGTCACCATATCATCTGCTGGCTCCAATTACGTGGGCTCGCCGCAGTTGACGTTTGTGTCGACCGATGGTTCTGGGGCGTTCGCCACATGCACCACCGACCCAACGACTGGCGCTATCACGGCGGTCACGCTGCAGTACGGCGGCGAGTATGGCGTTCTTCCCACGGCTTCGATAGTGACCCCAGAGCGATTTCTTCCCAAGAAGGCCAAGCTCGTTCCTGTTACGGCGCCGGCCATTAAGGGCAAGTACTGGTGCGCCTTCCGTGCCATCGACGCCACGCCAGATGACCGCGGCGGCCCGATTGCAAGTTCCCTGTCTCCGCTTGCCGACATTGAACTTAGTTCCGCGGCCGGATCGATTTCTTGGACGCTGAACACGGCGGGCATCGACACCGACCGGGCGACCCACTTTGAACTGTGGCGATCCACAACCGACCAAGCGCTTGTCCTGTACCGCGTGGCCACCATCCCCAAGGCCCAGACAACATACACCGACACGTTCGGTGACAACGAACTCATCGATCCCGAGCGCACCATCGGCGGCGTGAAGGTGTTTGCAGCGCTGCCGATTGTCCTGCCTAACGGTCAGGTCAACGCATACCGCTTCAATCCGCCGCCGCAAAACAAGTCGGCGGTGGTCATGTTTCAGGATCGCGCATGGTACGGGGTCGATGTGCCAGGGCGGAAGTTTGACGGCACAGCCTCCAGCACGGCGGCAGAGCCGAACAGTCTGTATTTCTCCGAGGTGGACGAGCCAGAGTCCGTGCCGGAAACGAACGAGCTTGTGATTCAGACCAACGTCCGCGGGGCCGACTCCATTACGGCTCTCATGCCCTTTGGCGCGGGCATGGTTGTGTTCCAGCACCGCCATGCCTACCGGCTGGCCTATGCCGCACAGCCGATCATAGACGCCAGCGTGCAATTGATCTGCCAGCGCGGGTGCCTGAATCAGCGATGCTGGGACACATACGACGGGGTGGCGTACGTGGTGGACGCCATGGGCATGTACGTGCTGGACGGCAACAGCGCCGTACCGATCTCGGATGCCGTGGACACCTACTGGTCGAATAGCGTCATTAACTTTGCGTCCAGCGCTTGGTTCTTCGTCCGAATCGACCCCGTCACCCGGATCGCCCGCTTTTTCTTCAACGAGTCCGGCACACATCCTGACCGGGCTCTGTGCTTTCACCCCGTGACCAAGGCGTGGTGGCTGGAGGTCTACGCCCAGCGGTTCTCGTCCTCGGAATGTCTTCTCCTCAACAACCGTCAGCAAGTGGTGTTGAGCGGCCAAAGCACGGGCATTGTGCTGGCCGAAAGTGGCGTACAGGATATCGACGCCGCCGGGGCCGCTGCGGACATTGTGTGCAACATTCGCACAGGCAACATGCCGCTGTCGGCAAGCGATCCCTCCCGCGCCATTCGGGTGCTGTACAAGCCCACGGCCAGCGGCGACGGGACGAACCCCGTCTACCTCAATCTGGCGCTGCACTACAACAACTCCGCCACAGCCCGCCCAGCGGCGGTGTATTCCGACACGGGCACCGGGTTCATCGCCACTCAGGGCAGCGGCGTGGCGCTGGACATGCAGACCCGCCGCGGAGGCGGGTTGGCTGACTCCACGGGATACGCCGTCTGCAAGTTTGTCGGCCGCATGGATGACAAATCCTCCAGTGGCGACAGGCACATGGCCATATCGTATACGGCCACGCCGACCGTTGACGGCGCCATCATTCTGTACGGCACTGCCGTTGAAGGGGTGGCTGGGTAGTGTTTACCGGACAAGCTAACCAAATCGTCACGGCGATGCGAGGTGCGGGCGGTTCGGCGCAATCCGCACAAGACATGGTGCAGGCGCTGTGCAATTGCGCGCAGACCCTTGAGCATCGCGGCCCGGTCAACTTCAACTACACCGACCCTCTGTTCCCCGCCTACCCCACCACGCAGCCTCCTCCAGGAAGGGTTGAGCCTTTCAATCCACAGTCTAGAGGAGGGGCGAACGGTGGAGGCTTTCCGCAGATCAACGTCACGTTTCCTCCCATCCCGGGCGTGACGCCATGGACTCCAGCAACGTGGAATGACATTCCGCCAGTCGATGTGCCGACCGGAACCCGGCTGCCTTACCCGTGGGGGCCAGGGAACGGCGGGCCGGCTAACCCCGGCGATTTCACTCCGTGGACCCCCAACGCTGGCGTGACGTTCTCTTCGCCCGTTTCCGCGCCGCAGGTGACCATTTCGGGCCCAACGTACACAAACGAAGTTTACACGCAGAACGTCATCAATAACGGCGACACGTACAACCAAGGGGACACGTACAACGAGGGTGACGTGTACGTGGGCGGCGACACCATCAATGAAGGTGACGTGAACATCAATTGTGCGTTGAACATTGGCGGGCCGCTGACCACTAACAACACCACCACCACCAACAACTACACCTACAACTTCGGGCCGCAGCACAACTATTCCGAAAGTTGGTTCTTTGGCCCGGTCAACTTTAACCGCAAGCAGATCATCCGCATCGGCGGCGTTGACATGCGGCTTCGGGAACAGGACGTGGTGACCCGTGTCTGGTTCCAAGACAACATCCTCCGCACCGTGACTAGGAGGCTTTTGTACCTCGGCACGGCCAAGCTGCCATGGTCGCGGGTGGTGTTTACGGTGGTCAGCGGAGGTGCGTCCTTTGACGAGGACACCTGCGAAATTGTGCCGGATAACGGGGAAAACCCGCAAATCACCTTTGTGCAGTCAATCGATCCGCCCGCCTAGCGGACATTAGTAGTTGGAGGAACCATGTTCTCATCAAACTCACAATTCCAGTTCTGGGGCGACCCCGTCTCCCAAGCGGCGGCTGCCAAGGCTCATGCTGCGCAACTGGCCGCGCAGGGTCAGGTGGGCGCGGCGCAGGCCAATGCCCAAGGGCAGATTGGCTCCGCCCAGGCCAATGCGATGGGGCAGCAGAATTCGACCCTATACCAGCAGCCGGCAAACTTCGGCAGGAACGCCGTCGATCTGTTTGGGGCGTACGGCAACGCTGCGACTGGGGCGTTTGGGGCGTACAACAATCCCTATTCCCAAGCGGTCCAGAGCGCTCAGAATAACTACGGCTCTATGGGCAACGCCCTCGCCGGCTTGTACGGCAAGGGCATGGACGCCTATGGCGGCATGGGTATCGCCGGGCTTAACGCGCTTGGTGCTTTGGGCCAGAACGCAGCAGCGGCCAATACGGCCGTGGGCGCGGCCAACCAGAACGCTATGGGGGGCGTCTCGCAATCTGCCAATTCCGCACTGGCTAATGCCTACGGCAGCGCCATGCAGGGGCAGGCAATTGAGAACCAAGCTCGGGCCAACGCCGCGGGCATGGTCGGCGCCGCCGGACTGAACTCCATGGGTCAGTTCGGCTCATCCAATCAGTCGGCCTTGGCTGACCTTGGCGCGTCACGCAACGCCTCACTGGCGAACCAAGCAATCGCCCAAGCCAACGGCCTCGGGCAGCTTGGCGTGGCGAACTACAACATGCAGGGCCAACTGGGTACAGCCATGGCCCAGGCCGCAGCGGCGAATTCCGCCGCCATGGCTCAAGCGGCAGCCGCGCAGCAGATGGCTGGCCCGCAGTACGCCAAGCTGCAATACATGTCCAGCATCATGCCGAGCGTTCTGGACACCATTAAGTACGGATTCCAGACAGCCCCGGGCGGCGCAGGGGGTTCTGGCGGCAACGGCTTCCGCGTTGCCGGGCCCAGCGGCGTGATATCCGAAGGAACGTATGGAGATGGAGGTCCGGTTGGTGCGGCAAGTTGGGGCGGGCGACAGGCCCCGCCGTCCACGCCAGCCATCGCGCCGCCGACTTTTGCGGCACCGGCCCTGCCCGACATGAATAGCGGCCTGACCACCACAAAGGATTTTCTGGACTCGTTGATTCGCAACAACGACTCCAGCGGATCGCAGGCGAACATGCTTCGCCAGAACATGGTTGATCAGTTCAACGCCACCCGTGCATCCACCATGGACAACGGCGTGCTGGACTCGCTCAACCGGAACTTTGCGGCTGGCCGCGGCGGGTTGTCTGGTGCCCTGAAGACCGGCTTGGATGGTGTGCGATCCACTGGAGGCAATTACGATCCCTCGGTTGCGTTTAACGCCATCAATTCCAACACCTCTTCGGGGCTGGGGGCTCTGCAGTCTGGTTTTAGCGCAACGTCCGGAGCCAACCAAGGGCTTCTTGACTCGCTGTCCAAGGGTTTCGCTGACACCATGAAGGCGGGCGGCGAATACTTCACTGGCACCATGGCCGGCGGGAGGGACGCCATCTCGGGCATGGCCGACAGGATTGGCGGCACGCTGAACGACTACCGCGGGGATGTGAACTCTCGGTACGACACCTTGCAAAACAATTTGGGCAGCCGGTACGACACGGCCGCGCAGGGCTTGGATGACCTGTGGGACAAGAGCTTGGGCAAGAACGACATGTTCATGACGCCCGCCGAAAAGGCCAAGCGTCAGGCCGAACTGGCTGACTACAACCGCCAACGTGAAGACGAACTGTACTCCAGCGGAAATGACCCCGGCTCCCGGCGGCGGCTGGCCACGCAACGAGCAGAGGAAGACAAGCGGTTGGACTACTTGCAGCGCAATCAGATTGAAGCTGAACGCAACGCGAGAATTCAGGCCGACGCCGAAGTGCGGCGGAACTGGTGGAACTCCATGACTCCGCGCCAGCGAAGGCTGGAGGGAATGAAGCAAAACCCCTTTGGGCCTGTTGGCGGTTGGCAGACTTCCCTCATGCGGGGGCAGACGTGGTAAGCCATGTTTAACTACAAAACCTCCATCGACACCAACAGGCAAGTCTTCGACCCCAGCCAGGGCCAGAAGTCTTTGACCGCCGCGCCTCCGGTGAAGTTCCCTTCCGCTGCGGCGAACCAGCACTTCCAGAACATGTACCGCGCGCAAGGCCAAAAGGCTGCCGTGGACCTGGGCCGGGCGGCTACGCAGAACCAAAACCAGTACTACATGGCCGCGCAGCGCGCGCAAGACCAGTCTGTCTTGGGGGGGCTCAACCTCTTGGCAGAACAGCAGGCGAACCAGAACCAGCGGGGCTTGGAAGCGGATCGGCTGCGGTATCAGTTTATGAATGACATCTTCGGCGGCATGAACGGCGTACTTGGAGGATTGCTGTAATGGACCCATTCGCCGGCAACCAAGTGACGATGAACACCAAGGCGCCCAAGCCCACGGGCTTTGCGCCGCAGCAGACGGACGCCGCCTACAACTTTCAGCGTGCCCAGG